CCCTCCAAATCAGAACATTACGATGTGGGCGCTAGGTTATTCAAGTGAAACCCTGCGTGACATCGTGCAAACAGAACTTGTTGGTGTGCCAAACCAGAACTGGAAGTTTTCCGGCGGCATGATCCCGCGAGACATGATTAAGGACTCTGTCAGTTCAGGTTATCCCCGTTTGGCAAAAACTGTGTACATCAAGCAACACGGTGGTGGAACAACCAAGCTAAGTTTCAAGGCATATGCGCAGGGCCATGAGGTGATGATGGGGTCGTCTGTTAACTTTATCTGGATTGATGAAGAACCAGAGGATCGCAAGGTCTATTCGCAGTGCATAACACGTACTACGAATACACGTGGTGTGACTCTTGTCACTGCGACTCCTGAACTGGGTGTTACTGAGCTAGTTAGAAGTTTTACTCAGGATCGTAAAGACGGTCAAGCGTTGATAACGGCGACTTGGGGGGATGCTCCGCACCTTGATGATCGGACAAAGTCTCAAATCTTAGAAGCATTACCTGAGTACGAGCGTGACCTAAGATCAAAAGGTTTGCCTGTGCTTGGTGAGGGTCGGGTGTTTCCGATTAGCGAAGAGTCAATCACCATCAGTCCGTTTGAGATTCCACCACACTACCGACGATTGTGTGCCATCGATTTTGGCTGGACTCATCCGACTGCAGCGTCTTGGTGTGCTTATGATGCAGATAGAGACATCGTTTTCATTTATGACGAATACCGCGAAAAAAATGCACTTCCAGCAGTTCATGCTGCGGCAATCCGTGGTCGAGGCAAGGAAATTCCTGTCGTCTACCCACGTGATGCGTTCCAAACGGAAAAAGGCACAGGCAAGGCAGTGTCTCAGCATTACGAAGATGCAGGATTGAACCTTTCAATTCAATTTAAGAATCCTGACGGTTCAATAAGCATCGAGGTTGGTTTGCTTGAAATGTATCAGCGCATGAAGACAGGCCGCCTGAAGGTGTTTAGCAACTGCACCACATGGCTGGATGAATTCCGAATGTACCATCGAAAAGATGGTCGTGTTGTTCAGAAATATGATGACCTTATGGATGCTTCGCGCTATTGCGCAACCAGCGTTTCGCGGTTTGGGCAGGCAGATGTTGGTGTTTATGCGGCACAAAATATTGAGTCCTACACCCCGAATTTGGGTTTGTAATTACAGATATTGAGATTGAATATGTCAACACCAATGGAAGAGATGCAAGGACTGTTCCTGCAAGGGGCAACCCCCTATGACCCAGAGCAAGCTATGGACGACATGGGTTTAAATGATGATGGCTATCGGTACTCTGATGACGAGTTGGCTGCAATCATTCAGCAAGAGATTCAGTCTTCAAACACTGAGTGGAATTCGTCTGTGGCAACACAACGTGAAGAAGCATATCTGGCTTATTACGGTATCGACAAAAGAAAAAGTTCAGCAAACCGGAGTCGGCATGTGTCTATGGAGGTTTTTGACTCCGTTGAAAGCATAAAAGCCAAAATGCTCAGAACCTTTACGAGCAACCGTCAAACTGTTCAATTTGATCCGCTATCGGAGAGTGATGTGGAGAATGCAGCGCAGGCGACTGCGTATGTTAATTCAATATTTCATAGATCAAACAATGGTTATCGAATTTTAAGTGATTCTTTTCACGATGCGTTGCTCTCAAAGCAGTGCTGCATTAAGCGGTATTGGAAAGAAGATATCGCACGTATACCTGAAGAGTTTACCGATGTTCCTGAAGAGTCGCTATTTGCGATGCTTGAACAAGAGCAGGATGTTGATCTGCTAGAGATTACCGAAGAGCGAATCGAGGTTCAGGAGCAGCAGACACCGATGGGGGTAGTCACATCAGAAGTTAACCTGATGTCGGGGCAAATTGAACGATCTGTCGATAGGTCGCATGTTGCGGTTGAGGTTGTTGCGCCGGAAGATGTTTTTATTGATGGAGACGCAGACAGCATCGAGACAGCAAAGTTTTTTGGTCAGAAGTTTGAAAAAACAGTATCTGATTTAATTAAAGAGGGTTACGACGAAGAACTGGTCGACGGGCTTGCGGGTTCGGATTCAATTTCATTAAATTTTGAAGCGGCATCCAGACATGCTGTAGATTCGACTTACCAGTTCGGCAAAGGTTCGGCAGACAATGAAAGACGACTAATTACCTGCTATGAAGCGTACATCGAAATCGATTTAAACGATGACGGTGTTGCAGAATGGTGGCAGATAATAATCGCTGGCAATGAGGTTCTGCATAAAGAACGTGTGGCTGAAGTCCCTTACGAGTATTGGTCACCAATCATGCTCTCGCACAAGACCATTGGCATGTCTATTGCCGATGTAACGATGGATATCCAACGAACGTCATCTAGCGTCCTGCGTGGTTGGGTCGACAATATCTGGATGACGAATACGTCACGAACTATTGCAAACCTTTCAGTCATCAAAAACCCACGTGATCTTATCGATAACCCAATAGGTGGTGTGATCGATACGAGTGATCCGATGGGTGCAGTAATGCCATTGCCAACCCCTACTCTCAATAGTTCAACCGGCGCACTGTACGAACTTCTGAACCAGCAAAAAGAGCAGAGAACTGGGGATACCCGTTTAGGCAAGGGTATGAATACGGATGCCTTGAGTAAGCAGAACTCTGGAGACATGATCGAGGGACTAACGAATGCAGCGAATGAGAGGATCATGCAAATGGCTCGATCTTTTGCAGAGGTTTGTTATAAACCTTTGATGCATGCGATCTACCGCATCGGTGTTGAAAATGGGCAGATTGTTAATGCGGAGGTTTCTGGTCAACATCAAGAGTTGAATCCAGAAGGTTGGGCATTAAGAAATAATCTCAGCGTGGATGTCGCTCTAACTCCTGATGAGTCCGACAATAAAGCTCAAGCACTTTTGACGCTGCATTCAATGATGTCTCAAGACCCAGAGATGTCTGTAATTTATGGACTGAACCAAAAGTATGCGGTCTTTAATCGAGCGTTCGATCTGATGGGCATGAAGTCACCAGCATTTGTTGCCAACCCCAGTTCTCCAGAGGTTCAGCAGCAGATGATGCAGCAACAGCAACAGCAGCAAATGATGCAGCAGATGCAACAGCAGATGATGATGCAGCAACAGCAGTTGGCAGAATTTGGTGAAGAGACAAAACGTCTGCGGGTCATGATGGACAGTGAAAATAAAGAAGAGCATTTAGAGTATCAGGCAGTAAAAGCAGCAGATGAACAGGCACTTGACGAGAGACGGTTTGAGCATGATGAGAAGATGGATTATGCCGAAGTCGCGCTCGAAGCAAATCAACAACGACCAGTGGCAATTTAGGATTAGGAGTAAGACATGGAATTACAGAATGGTGTGTGGACACCTTTTACAGCAGTCCCCAAGAAAGATGGCAGCAACTTATACACTCTGTCGTCTGGGGCATCAGGAGTCATCGCTATAGAGGTCTCTTCTGATGGCACAAACACTAAGGCAGTAACACTGCCTCAATTCACTACCGCGCCATTTGTCGAAAACATTGTTATCGCACGTGGATACTCTGTTCGGGCAACGGGTGTGACAGTTGACATGAAATGAGTGCCGTTTATCCGGTCACAATCGATGCCGCGCAAGGTCTGGCCTATAGCGTTGTGGGTGTCCCCTTTGCAGAGGGGGTTCTCACTCCTGAACAAGAGGCAGAAAAAGCAGTGGCGAAAATTCACACTGCGTCTGACTATCATAAACGGATAGTTCATGACTTTGTGCTTCGTGAAGCAAGCGCAGGTCGTTGGGATGAGATGGCCCATCTTTATTTGCTTATGCTTGATATTGATAATTCTCCAACTGACCTGAAGGGATATTCAAACGGTTCTTACAACTGGTTTACAAGTGGTGGAATTACGGGTGTTAAGCCGACTCACATTGCATGGGGAGGCACGTTCATTGGCAACATGGCATATATGAATGTGCCGGTAAACATATCTGAAGAATGGGCATCGCGGTCTGACTATCAAATCTGCTTCAGCATTGCTGAAATAGTGCCAAACGGGAGTATTGATCCCACTCAGCCAAATGTCGTTTTTGGCGCAGGCAGTTTCTACGTTGGGCCGCAGAGTTCTTCCAGTCTTTTTTGGGCAGACAACAATTCGACTTATGGTGCTGCTGCTGAAGTTGCGTTTGGTGGTGGTTTTGCCAGTTCGGATATAACTTATTTTGACGATCAAATTACTCGGTTGCAGGCAATGCCTGATGTGAATAACTTAGCATGGGAGTTGCAGAACTACGGTGATGTGACAAATAACCTTTTAGGTTGGGCCGCAAACACTGAGAACAGACCAAAAAAGTTTCAAGTGGGCGCGATGCAGCAGGGTTCGATCTTTACGCCGAGAGGTGAAGTCACACACAAAATGTATGCTCTAGCAAATGAAGCAATGGACTTTGACAGTTTTGCTGCAAGCATGGAAGAGGCAATCGAAGAGTTTGAAAACAATCCCGCTGATGATGCAGATGCTGCTGTTGCACGACTGGTCTCTCCAAGTCAGTTCGTCGAAGATACAGTTTGGCAGTATGTTTACAATCTTTCTTTCGCGGGCCAATGGAAAAATGTAACGAACCTTGCGATCTTTAAAACCAACGAAGCAAGTTCTGTAAAAGACTTGACGGGCAACGCTGCAGACATCGACATGACGAACGCAGGCACGACGTATCTCTCGCAAAATGGCTGGAGACTGTCTAAAACCGAATACATGGTAATGCCGTGGGATACCCAACTGGCAAGTCCAACATCTGAAAGGGATTATCAGTTCGGGTTTGCATTGACCAACCCTGATTTTAATTTAAGTCAGGCGAACAACCTGCTTATCATGGGTGCGTATGATGCGACCTACAATTCTTCAGCAATTTTTTACAATCCCAATTCAGCAAAATGGGGATATGCTGTTAGTTGTCGTTTCGGTGCGGCAGAAGACCCCGTCTCGACCGAAGCAGACATAACCGGATCGCTGGTTGCTGCGCGTGGGATTGTCGGAAGTCAGGATATCAATATTGTGAATGGTCGAGGGGCATTTACAATTGCAACATCGTCTGTTGATTCAGCAGCAGTTAACTCTGCATTTATGGGTCTTGGCAACGCAGTTGATCAAACTGGCACACAGGTATCTGTCGGAACTGCTGGTTTCGATGCCCAGTTTGCGTACTTGGGCAATGGAAAGTTGGACATGGATGTCTTTACCCGTGAAACCGAGCGAATGCTCTCAGAGTTAAGCAACACAGCACCATTGATGACCTATCCGATTCAAGAGGGTGACAGTCTGCAACTTGACAATGCTGGTTTTGGGTATTTTGGTTGGGTTACTGCGATGGCTGAAGTTCAGGCCGCCGATAGATTTGACTACAGCAGTGGTGGCAGGACTCTGAAGCAGGTGGCACAAGGTGGTGGTGGTTCTGGAGCGTTTTTGGCGCACATTGCCAGCAACCCTACTGCTGACAGTGCGATTATCGGTGCTGGGATTAATGACATCATAACGGACGGTGACTCCATTGCGACCATCAAAAATTATGCGTCACAATTAGTGAGTCAGTTTGTTGCGGCAGAAAACCTAAAAACACTATTGGTGAAACAGATCACACCTATTAAAGGTAGATTGAACTCGCAGGAATTTCCACTGGAGCAGCAAAACAAGTGGCAACCTTATATCAATGAATTAAATGCACATCTGAAAGATTTGTGTGATTCGACCGAGGGTGCTTTTCTGCTAGAGGCATACGAAACAACAGAGTCATCGTCTGCTTCATAT